AAATCTTCGCATCGATAATGCAGATTCAATGGATGCATTGTTGGATGTACTTCGCTCACAATAATTCCGTTCATAGTCACTTGGAGGTGACGATATGGCATATGTATCAACAGATTCAGGTTCCTTAGGAGGAACCGCTGGTGGTGCTGGTCTAGTCCAGAAGGCGTATGACCGTCTTCTAGAATTCGCTCTCCGTTCAGAACCCCTAATTCGTTCTGTAGCAGATAAGCGTCCAGCACGTCAAGCAATCCCTGGTTCAACCGTTGTTCTACAACGTTACGTTGACCTTTCAGCAGCAACAACTGCTCTGACAGAGACAACTGACCCAGATGCAGTAGCAATGTCAACACCAACATCAGTAACCATTACTCTTGCAGAGTACGGTAACTCAGTGTTGGTAACTCGTGCATTAGAGTTATTCTCTCTTGCAGATGTTGACCCAGCAATTGCAAACATTATCGCATTTAACCTTGCAGATTCTATTGACTCCGTAGCAATGACAACATTGCGTGGCGGTTCAAACGTAATCTACTCAGGTTCAACTGCAACTTCAACAGCAACAATTACTGCTGCTGCAACAATTTCATCTGCTAACCTACGCAGAGCCGTTGCTAAACTACGTGCTAACAAAGCCGTTGGTCGCAAGGGTTCATTATACTGGACTGGTATTCACCCAGAAGTTTCACACGACCTTCGTGCAGAGACAGGTTCAGCAGGATGGCTACTTCCTAACCAATACGGTTCTTTGGCTGAGGCAGTTGCCGAAGAGCCACACGTAGTTATCGGACCAGTAGTTGACCGCTTGATGCGTCACCGCCCAATGGGTTGGTACGGCGTATTAGGATTTGCTCGCTACCGTGAAGAGGCACTATTCAGAATCGAATCAGGTTCATCAATCGCTTAGTTGATTGACGCTGTGGCAGGAGTAGAAATATTCCTGCTACGGAGTAAGTTCATTAAGGAGAACAATGGCAGATTTCATATTTACTACACCTAGTGTAGAAGAGGGACCTATAGGTAAACACCGTTTATTTTATTTCTTTAAAAGAAATGTTGGAATCTCTGTAGTAAAACAAAGTGGAACATATAAAATTAGTCGCTATCCATTAGATTCAAGTGTAGAATCATATGAAGAGTTTTACGTTGGTGGCCGTAATCATATAGTTAATGATACGACCAAGGCAGCATTGATTGCTGCTAACATAGGAGTAACAGAAGCAAACTTCGTAGCAGCATAGGGGATATATGAACAAGAGCACAAGGAATACAACCAGCAGGAACAACTATGCGTCACGTACAAGAAGCGCATAGGGCTTCAGAAGTATTAGGTAAAGCGTATGATGCGGACACTATGCCTAAGACTAGAGATATAACCCCAAAAGCCGCAGCCGTAATGAAAGAGATAGGACAAATATAATGCCAAACGTAGACGGAAAGAAATTCCCATACACAGCAAAAGGTAAGGCTATGGCTAAGAAAGCAGCCAAGAAGTCAGCCAAGAAGATGGTTATGAAGAAAATGGGTAAGAAAAAGTAATATGGCTAAAAAACCAAATTACTTTCAAAACGTTGCTAAAGAGATTAATGAGTCTATTCAAGCATACCGTGCCACAAGCGAAATGCGTAATACCCCTGGTCCAGGAACTGATGCTCGTGCAAATGTTCTTCGCCAAATGGAAGATAAGCAATTTGGTCAACTTGTTGGAGCCGTAGTTAGAGGTAGACGCTATGACTCAAAAGGTAAGCGAATTAACTAATGTCATCGGGTCAACGCAAGCGTCACGACGGTTGGAATAAATCAATTATGCGGGACGGTTTAATTGTTATTCTACGTAAGGATGGGTCGGAGAAACTCCGCCTTGACCCTAAGACAAAGGAACTAATTAAGGGGAGCAAGTGAGCGATTCAAGATTAAAGAGGGCTGGAGTATCTGGTTTTAACAAACCAAAGCGTACTCCTAATCATCCAAAGAAATCACACGTAGTTGTGGCTAAAGTTGGAGAGAAAGTAAAGACTATCCGATTTGGTGAGCAGGGTGCAAGCACCGCTGGTAAACCAAAGGCTGGTGAGTCTGAGCGTATGAAGATGAAGCGTAAGTCTTTCAAGGCAAGACACGGCAAGAATATTGCTAAGGGCAAGATGTCTGCAGCCTATTGGGCGGATAAAGTAAAGTGGTAGCAAAGAAAAAGGCTAAGTCTAAAGTCAATGCTGCTGGTAACTATACTAAGCCTGGTATGAGAGCAACACTATTCAAGAAGATTAAGGCTGGTTCTAAGGGTGGAGACCCTGGAGAATGGTCAGCCCGTAAAGCACAACTACTTGCTGTTCAATATAAGAAGGCTGGCGGAGGTTATAGATAATGGCATTAGCCAAATCCCAAAAGTCTTTAAAAGACTGGACTAAGCAAAAGTGGACAACATCTGATGGCAAGCCATCTAAGGGCAAGAAAAGATATTTACCTGAGAAAGCATGGGCAGCACTAAGCCCTGCTGAGAAAGCGGCTACTAATAAAGCCAAGGCTGCAGGTAATGCTAAAGGTAAGCAGTTTGTTAAACAACCTAAATCAATAGCAAAAAAAGCAGCAAAGTACAGATAGGGACACAGGGGACTATGAGCAACAAAGATTCTATTGCACTAGTATGGTGCGACAATGGAATGGTAGACGGCAAGTTGATGCAAGGCGTAACAGACGTTATTATTAAATCTGGTATACACTTTGATGCAACATTGCGTAGTCAAGGCAATCAGATTGCTAGACAACGCCAAACAGTAATTGATTACTGGTACGATAAGACTGATTACGAATGGCTACTATGGGTAGACTCAGATGTAGTAATTAGTCCAGAAAAGTTTAAGTTATTATGGGACAATAAAGATGCTGAAAAGCGTCCATTGGTTACTGGAGTATACTTTACTACAGATAATCCAGAAGAACCTTTAATGGTCCCTATGCCTACAGTATTTAGTTTCGTTAATGATGGAGAAGGTGGCTTTGGATTATCCAGGGTACACCCACTACCAGTTAATGAATTAATTAAGGTAGATGCAGCAGGGATGGGATTCATCCTAATGCACCGTAGTATAGTTCCTAAGGTTCGAGAAGTATCACCTGAGGGACAACTATTCATGGAAATGGGTAGAGGCTCTAAGTTCATAGGTGAAGATATATTCTTCTTTGCCCTATGCGACAAGGCTGAAGTTCCATTATACTGCCACACAGGAGCAACTGCACCACACATGAAACGGTTCTCATTCGATGAACATTATTACAAAGCATTCTTTGGTCAGCCTAAACAAGAGGCTAAATCAAAACTTATCACCCCTGATAAGAAAATCATTACACCTAGATAGGATACATAATGGCACTTGGTAAAGCAGGTAGTAGCCTGGCAGCAGAACTTAACCGTCTTGCTGGTACAACAGGATTAGATGAGCAGGGTGCTGCTAACGTTTATGCTAGCACTACTGGACTTGCAACCGTAGGTGCTCTTAATATCAAAGCAGAATCAGGACGCACTAGGGATAAATTTAAAGACATTGATGGTATCTGTAATGAACTTGCTGGAACCACTGGACTAGCAGCACCTGCTGCATTACGGAGCATAGACGCCTAATGACAACTACACTATCTAATCTTATCGATGAAGTATTAATCAATCTTTCTGGCTATACATACCAACAGGAAAGAACAACCTATCTTAAAACTGCGGTGTCTACAACCACATCTTCATCTACATCACCTACAATTCTTAGCCTCGGTTCTACCGAATCAGTTGGTAAGGGTATCGTAGAAATTGGCGAAGAGTTAATGTGGATTGATACATTTGACCGTATTGCTAATACTGCTACGGTATCTCCTTACGGTAGAGGATATCTAGGAACAACTGCCAGCACACACGCTGCTGATTCTAAGGTTTCTATCTCCCCAGTATTTCCTCGCAACTCAGTTAAGAAGGCAATTAACGATACTGTTCGTTCTACTGGCTCTTCCATGTTTGCAGTCAAGAGTATGACATTTACCTATGAAGCACCAGTTACAACATATAATATTTACGACGGATATGTTATCTCAAATGTTCTAAGCATTATGTGGCAGTCCGTTGGTCCATCTGAAGAATGGATTCCAGTACGCAGATGGTCTTGGGATTCTAAAGCAGACTCCACTGCTTTTGCCGCTAATGCACAAACAATTACTATCGGTGATTATATTACACCTGGAAGAACAGTTAAAGTAATCTATGCTACAGACGCAGAAGCCTTTACTTCTAACTCACAAGACTTTGCTACACAAACTGGTTTACCAGAATCATGTAAGGATGTCATAATCCTTGGGGCCGCATATCGTTTGCTAACATATCTAGACCCTGCTCGTGCTGCCCAAATCAGCCCACAAGCAGACGAGACAGATAGCAAGCGTCCATTTGGTGCGTCGAATACTGCGACCAAGCAGTTGTATGCTTTGTATACACAACGCTTGAAAGAAGAAACGTCACGCCAACAAAATCAATATCCA